TAATGTATATATAAGATAAGATAAGATATAATCAGGTGGTTCTCACCCATATAGACATGAACGTATGTTCTTATTTGCGTGTCTATTTTCTGTCTCTTGTCTTGTCCTAGTTAACTAGTATAGCGGCAGAGCCGCAGAGAGCGCCGCAGAGCGGCAGAAAGTGAGGATGTTATGAGTAAGAAAGCAGTAGAACAGAGTGTAAAGACAGAGGTCATTGTTACAGAAAGCAAGTCAACTAACGCATTGTCTGTACTGATGGACAGTTACGCAAACATTGCGGGCGGTGACGGTGTGACGGCGGAAAAGGTCACGGAAACCACAAGCAAGGGCGAAGTGATAGAGTTCACAAAGTTTACATTTGACGGTGAGGACGCCCCCGCACTCATCAGCAACAAAATAGCAGTAGGCATTATAGAGGAAAGTAGAGCGTTTGCGGGACTGTCCCGTGTTTCATCGGCGGTTATTGCTTGCACACTCGCTTACCTTGACGGCATTGAGATTTACAATGATTTCGGGCTGAAGTCAATCGGCGCGTGGGCTGAAAAGCTGTTAGGTATAAAGTCGGACGATGCAAAACAGAGAGTTGAAGTAGCGAAACTGTTCTATACGTGGGAAGTAGTAGAGAGTGAAAACACGCCACATCTTTCTATTGCCCCTGTTAATGAATATCTCACTGGCGTATCTTTTGAGGTACTCAAACAGTGCAAGGGCACTGTTAACAAGCTGTGCGGTGGTGATGTATCCGAATTTATTACCGACTTTGTATTGACTGGCAAGGTGCATTTGCTTCGCACTCTGTCGGCAGTAAGAGCAGAGCTTAAAGCACTTACTGGCAAGGGCGAAGTCAAGGCAGAGAACGCCGCAGAGGACAGCAAGGCAGAGGACAGCAAGGCAGAGAACGCCGCAGAGGACAGCAAGGCAGAGGACAGCAAGGCAGAGGAAAGCAAGCCCACTAAAGCGGCTCTTATCGGAAATATCGCCGCATTTGAAACAGCAGTAAAGGCGGCGGCGGGTACTATTCCCGCAGACATGAGCGATTTGCTTCTCAAACTGTCGGAGATGGTAAATGCGCTTGAAATAGCATAAGCGCATAACGCACAACAGATAGAACAGAGGCAGAGCGGGAACGCTCTGTTCTCTGTACCCTATTTGTTCTAGTGTTTATAGAACAACTACAGCGTATAAGTCAACTAACACGAACGAACGTTCGATCGAACAGGTGTTCGAGGAGGTAGTTATGATTATATTGTTAACAAATGTAAACAACAGAGGCAGACAATGTCTTAGTCAACTATTTAATCAGGGACTCGCACAAGAAGTTGACTATGATTGCGTTCAGATATGTAATATTTTTAAGCTTGAATCATACCCCGGGTTCTTAATTATGGAGGATGAATTTAATTTCGTTGCTATTTCCAGGAAGGACTTTGAGGCTATGTATATAGAGGAGGCATAAGTCAACTAACCGCCCGGAAAGGGGGTGTAAAATTAGGGCGGATGAATTTAATATAAGTTAACTAATAACAAACAAATTAAAGGAGGAATTTATCATGAAGTTTGGAAAATTTAACAAAGAACGCAAGTTCACAGTGGATACCAGCGATTTCGACTACACCAACCTGGAGGCTCTGTATCAGCTCAACGGCCCCACGCAGCTGTATCAGTTAACTGGGGTATATATCGGAACTAAGTCGATTTATGACCCGGAGTGCCCGATCGTTTCGACTACTGAAGAATATGTAAATATTCCGCAGTTCCAGCTTTCTGAAATCAAGGAGATGCTGGCAGATCCCGCGGCGGTTCGCGCGATTAACGATGGTCAGGCAGGGTTCCGGATCGAAGAGTACGAGCAGAAGCGTTATAATCGTACTTGCTACAAGGCAATCTGGTGCGATTACGAGTCAGGCGACGATATCTAATCTAAGTCAACTAATAGGCTGGGGTTATATTTTGCCCCAGCCGATTTTATAAAGGAGGGATGGCTATGGCAGATTTGACAAAATATGAAAAAAGCAGATTCATGCAGTCAATGAGATGCTCCATTTGCGGCAAAAAAATCTATAGCTCGGATTCTTTTCAGTATGCTAAATTTAGATTCGGTAGGCAGGTGGCGTATCATTGGTTTCATGCGGCTTGTTTAAGGAGGGCTGAGCATGGCGAAGAAGTTAGGGAAGAAAAAGTCAACTAAGAAAAAAGTCGCCCCGGGCTATTTGGAGGCTACTAGAAAAAAATTGCAGAAGTACGTGGACAAAGCAAATAAGATGGTTAGTCAACTAATTGCTGCTGGAAGGGCGGCCGCCCCGGCCATTACCCAAGCAATGGCAACTAAATCAAGAAGAAAAGACATCAATCAAGATCAACTGTTTTCAGTTAGTGAACTAAGAAGAAAAAGAGATATAGAAAGAGAGTCCGCAAGACTTCGTGACTTTCTTGGTGATTCTACTAGTCAACTTAGCGAGTCTGCTTTTACAGATACAAGCGAACAGTACAGAGAGAAAAGGGAGGGGTTTTCTGCATTTAGTGGACATTACGTTGATAGTGAAGGCAGAGATAGAAACTACTGGATGGAAAAATATGGCAAACGATTTGACCTTCAGCGAGTTAACGAGGAAGCAGCAAAGCAGGCGTGGAGGATATATCGTCAGCTTGAATCAGAAAATCCTACAGCAATTTATGGAGAAGGGGCCTACGGGTCTGAAAATTTAATAATCGCGGTTTATGATATGTATATGACTTCCGGAAAAGTAGGCGATGAAAGAGAAGCGGAAATCATGGAAACACTAAGAAATGAGTTAGAGATGCACGCGAAGGAAAGACTTAAACCAACAACAGACTTCATGTCTAATAGAGATTTTGGAGTTCTTGAAGATGCAATAGGAGGTAGAGTATGGTAGATAAGTCAACTAATAAAGTATGGGAGGGGTATAAAAATTACGATCATTATTTTACTCTTGACCATAAGGTTGATTTCTTTGAAGAGCTGGGAGATTATGATATCTCCCTAGCTCCAGGAAGAAATTGCACATATCTTAATATCCCGGCGTCTTTTGATATTGAAACAACGTCTACCAAAGATAGTGACAATAACAAGTATGCATGTATGTACATTTGGCAGCTCGGCATCAATGGCTCTGTAATAGTTGGGCGCACATGGCAGGAGTTCATTGATTTAATCATCGAATTAGTTAACTATTTCTCTCTGTCGGTAAAGGGAACAAGGTTAATGATCTACGTGCATAATCTGGGATATGAGTTTCAGTTTATGAGAAAGTATTTTAATTGGGAGAATGTTTTCTCAGTTAAAGAGCGCCGGCCTGTTTATGCGTTAACTAAGGATGGAGTCGAATTTAGATGTTCTCTTCTACTGTCAAACTATGCATTGGCATACGTAGGGGCTAATCTTCTCATAAAGTATCCAGTTAAAAAGATGGTAGGAGATTTGGATTATTCATTGCCTCGTCATTCTAATACTGAGTTAACTAGTAAAGAAATGGATTATTGCTTGAATGATGTCCGGGTTGTAATGTCCTACATTCAGGAAAAGATAGAGCAGGATGGGCATATTGGAGCAATTCCGTTAACTAACACCGGATATGTACGGCGTTACTGTAGAGAATATTGCCTTACCGGAGGTTGTACTTCAGAATATGAAAAGAAAAAGCGTAAGTTTGAGTACAGGGCTATTATGAACAATCTGCAGATTCATTCTGAAAGAGAGTATGAAGATCTTAAGGCAGCATTTGCTGGAGGTTTTACCCATGCGAACGCATTTCATGCAAATGAGCTTATGATGAATGTTGGTTCAGCAGATTTAACATCATCGTATCCTTTTGCGATGATTGGCCAGCTGTTCCCCATGTCAAAGGGTGAGTGGATTGGTGACGTGAATTCTCTTAGTCAACTAGAGTTCTATACCAAAAATTTTTGCTGTTTATTTACAGCCCGGTTTACTAATCTGAGAAGCGAATTCTTATGGGAGTCATACATTTCAGTATCTCATTGTAGGGAGTTATCCGAAGTATTCATAGCAAATAATGGGCGTCTTTCTGAAGCCGATGTTGCAGCGGTAACTATCACCGAGCTTGACTGGGATATAATCAATCGCATCTATTCTTGGGATGATCTTGAGATAACAGGTATGCGTATATATGAGAAGGGCTACCTTCCTAGACCTCTTATTATGTCAATTCTGGAACTGTATAAAAATAAGACTTCTCTTAAGGGGGTTGAAGACAAAGAGATCGAATATATGGTTTCAAAAAATATGATAAATTCTGCCTATGGTATGGCTGTCACATCCATTGTACGCGATGAGCAGGTATACGGAGATGATGATAACTGGTATAAGGAAGAAGCCGACGTTACTAGTCAACTAGTTGACTACAACAAATCATTTAATCGTTTCTTGTTCTACGCATGGGGAGTTTGGGTAACCGCGCACGCCAGGCATAATCTTTGGGAGGCGATTTTTGAGTTTGATGAAGATTATATCTACGCAGATACCGATTCCATAAAGGGTCAATGCTTTGATAAGCATCTTGACTTCTTCAAGAAGTACAATCACAATGTTATGAGTCAACTAGCACTTATGTGCAACTACCACAATATTCCATTTGATATGGTTCAGCCGCTCACCAAAAAAGGAGAGCGCAAGATGATTGGACTTTGGGATATAGAAGAACCGTACACTTATTTCAAAACTTTAGGAGCTAAGAGATATATGTACGTTCACAAATCCGGCGAAATCAATATGACTGTATCTGGGGTAAACAAAAAGTATGCCATGCCTTACATGCTGTGGCAGTATGGGGGTAAAAAATATCATACTGATGAATGGCTTGAAAAATTTAAGCTTGCATACTCTCCTGATCCTAATAAGTTAACTGAGGCAAAAGCTGCTATGGCAGAAGTCATTGATGAATATAAACATGGAGATTTGGATTATGAGTTGGTATTTTTCAACTTTAGACAGAACTTGAAAATTCCGGAGGGTTATACTGGAAAGCAGTCCATGACTTATATAGATGACGAAAAGTGGTTCAACTTAGTTGACTATACCGGTACTCCTCTTCTATGTCATGAGAAATCTGCAATCCACATGGAGCCGGCAAGTTATTTCTTTAGCATAACCGAGGGGTATATGAAATATCTATCAGGATGTAAGGAGGTGTACTTATGATGGATGAAGAAACGATACTATGGGTTTTGGATGCAATAAAGGATGAATGCGGAAATACAGAGCATTGCAGAGATTGCAGGTTTGCGTGTCAATATTATGCAGATAAGGTAGAACGTTACGCTTGCGTTTTGAAAGAAACGCCAGAGCGATGGCAACTGGAAACAATGGAGGGATTCTATAATGGCGAAGAAAGTTAATCGTACAGCAGATAAAATATCAAAATTGATAATAGACTTGAAAATTGTCATAAATGATATGGAAACTGTTCAGCAGGATATGTATGATAACTGGAAACCGGAATATATTCATATCGTCAGACACATTGCCTTGATGAGCGATGATATGAGATATTACAGATTATTACTGGATGATTACAGGGATGAGGTGATCAAAAATGGATGCTGATTATTTTCTCTTATATGCAAAAAACACGGAGATATATGGAGCACCAGAGCTAGTTTTAAAAAGATTTATCACTTATTCATCATTATGGCAGTGCCTTCAGGATACGCTTTTTATGGAAGATATAAAATGGTACCAAATATACTGGGGAGATACCTTAATGATGCAGAAAGTAATAAAATAGATAAGGGAGCCAAACGGCTCCCTTTAGTTAACTATTGCTGTATGTATCTGCTAGCTACCCAGCCTCTAGGAGTCTGTATCCATTCATCAAGAACTTCAACTTCATCTCCTTCATGGTAACTACCGCATATTTCGCCGTCCATACCAGCCTTTCTTCTGATATTAAGGCAGTCTGCAATGCATTTGCCCTTCTTAATAGTACCAGGGCTTATCATGCTAACCTCCCATGCGCGCCGGTTAACTAATCCTTCAAGAACTTTACCGGAGGCATCTTTGCACCAATTAGGAATTAACTTGCATATTTCTCCTAAGTCTTTTGATTTGCATACTGATTGTAAGGCTCCTATTCCACAGTTATATGCAAAGTCAACTAAGGCATCAAACTGCCACTGGTTCAGTTCTATGCCAAGGGCATCTACCGCCTGCTCCCGGCTTTTCAAGTCCTGCTTAAACAAAGCATCAGCTTCTTGCTGTGTAATAGTTTGGTCTTCTTTAACATCCGGGCCATAATGTCCATAACCTATTGTCCAGTATTTTTCAGCCGGTCTAGCTTTGTAAGCATGTAAAACACAGCCTTCAAAGTTTTCTATTTTTTCCCTACCGTAATCACTTGTGGTCATTCTCTTCACCACCTTTTTTAATAAAATATTCAGTTATCAAATCTGTGGCATCTTCAAGAGCTTTCAAAGTCTGGTTCATTGATCCCATAAACTTATAATCTCTAAACATAAAGTATACAATACACGCGACGCCAATACCGTTGTTAACAATAATATTGATAATATCATCCAAATATCTCACCTCCTCAGTTAACTAAATAGTGTCTCCCTTACAAAACTGCAAATAGTTTCGCATCACCTCCCCGACATCATTGTCTTGATAAAAGACTCTGGACTCCCTAAAATATTCTCCAATTTTCTGTGCAGCCTTGTTAGAACTTCTTCGAATATTTCTGATATGATTAGGCAGAGGATTGTACTCTTCAGAAAATATCAAGTCTTCATCCTCATGCTTTATAGGGGTGGTTTTTCGATGACAATATATAAAACTACAGTCATCAAATTCAAGAACTTCATTTTGCAATATCTGGTCATTAAAGCAAACAAAGAAAGTAAAAACAATATCTTCAGAAGTGTAATCCCTAGGCAAATGAGGATACAAGTCAAGCTCCCAAGCACCGCCGGTGATCATTGCAAGACTTGGATTATTAAAGGCAAAATACACATCTGACTTTCTTCCACCTATATTGTGGTTTATAGTTCTTTCTACAGCTACTCTAAGTTTGCTTTCGCCATAAGTGTAGACATCAATCTTGCCGGGCTCCATTTCTTCAATGTGTCCCAGGCCCATTTCAGCAAAATAAGGACAATATTTATTGACGGTGTTTCCGAGCATATAAATCTTTACGTCATCTCTTTGTCTAATAATTGTACTTAACACGTTCATAAACAGAACAAATTCATTGTTAATATAACCTATTCTGCTTATAAATTCATCGAATACAACTATAGTTATATCGGGGTAACTAGTTGACTTATCATGCTCCATCTGAGCCAAACTGAAGCCGTAGCAAAATGGTGTACTATCAGTAACAATTCTTCCCTTCTCGACCTCTTTTGAGAGATACCATCTGCTGGCTTGGTACTTGACGCCAGTCCACTTTCCATCAGTTAACTTAGATATCTCCCCATTGGCAACCAGACCATTGAAAAGAACATCGCCTCGTTTTCCTACAAAGTCTTCTCGGTATCTTCGAATGTAAGCCATTTGCTTGCCTCGATTTATATAATTTTCGAGGCCTTTTTTAAGTACCGAATATGTTTTACCATTTGAACGCTTACCAAATATTAAGTTGTACTGGCAATGAAGTTCATCAATTTTTTCAAGACTATAGAATTCTCCCGGGGCATTTTCAGCCCCAGGATTTTCTATAATATTACCATCAATGTCAAATTCGTTCATACTCCCTCCTTTAGTCAACTAACTTGACTGATTTGTAACCTGGCCAGTAAGCATGAGATAAAATCTTGAATTAGTCAAGTCGAATCCACTTGGAAATTCAAAACTTTGTATGATATCATTCTGCTGACATTTATAGTCATCATCATTGATATACAAATTAAACCTGCTAGAACTTTTAGAGGCTATACAAGGAGAACCCAGTATTCCTTCAGAGAAGGTTTTTAGAACATCGCAGTGCATCTCAATGTCCCATAAATTGGTGCGATACTGAGTTATTTTCCTAATGTAATAGTACCTGCTAAAAGCAGCTATGTAAGCATAATTTGCAGTCAAAGGATTCTCATACTGAACTCTTATAATTGGATCTGTAATATCACATTCATTCTTAAGAGTTCCGCTAAGAGTAAAAACAGTAGATGGATTCTTACTAATTTTGTTAACCGGGTCTGTATTATGCATAAAAGTAATATCAAAACTCATATAATAATCCCTCCTTTCAACAATTCATAAATTTCATTTATCTCATCAATTGTAGCCGGGATGTTATTAAGTCTGACATCACTAACTTCAAGGTATCCTGTAAAATCTCCTACAACTCCACCGATATTAGAAGGATATCCTCTCATTTCCATATAGTTACTGGGTTTACTTTGTCTTGGCGTATGAATAAGCAAATGAGGCTTAAGCATTCCCATAAGACCGCAAGTTCCGCCGAGAGTTCCATTTCTTGAAACTGATGATTTTGATCCGGCAACTGCGCTCATGGTTGCGGCTCCTAGTCGACTAGCCAGGGTAGCATTTAAACCAATTTCTCTACCAGCAATTGCTTCATCTGACGCTCCTGCTAAAGAAGCCGCTCCAATTGATGCGGCACCTGAGCGGTACATTCCCACAGCACCGGCGGATGCAGCTAACAAGTTCATTCCAGAAGCAATTACATTATCATAATTTGATCTTGTAATAGGAATTTGAACGCCGCAATTACCATTGTATTGCCCAATTACTCTGGCAGTCTCTGACACAAGAGCACTAGAAACATACGCAACGCAATCTCCCGTGCAAACATCAATGTGATATTTAATAGTAACCGCCATATCCATTACTTCATCGGGATCAAGTTCAACGTAACCAATAAAAGGCAAGAACAATTGAACTTTAGTATACGGACTATAATCAAAACACGAGCCGTAATATGCTCTGCATACAATCGAGCCGCAGTTCAACTCCACATACTGATCAATAACTCTCCAATATGCCTGAGACCAAACATAAGAATTAAACTTAGGATGGAGCTGACCTAATGCAGTAGCTACAGCAGGCACCATTATACAGCCAATCATAAAATCTAATGGATCATTAAAATAGTTTTTTAATGCAGTCCAAGCATTATCACTGTATAATTCTCCATTAAAGGCATTAAACTCAGTGTCTGTAAGTCTGAAAACATTGAACGCACCACCAGCAACTGCACCAACAGTAGGCATCCCAGGAATCGGAAGAGGGTCACTTCCAGGATTATGCGGACCGCCGCCGGTTGATTCTTTATCACTAGGTTCAGGATCTCTATCATTTGGGTCACCAGTAGGTGTAGGTCCAGGAGGAGTAGGATCGGGGTCATAACTCCCATCATAGCTAACTGCGAGTCTGTTCCAAAAAGGAGAATCATAGTCGCACAGGAAATTCCTACCTTTCCACCCAACAATTTCAGTCTGTTCCTGCAATACAGCAGTATTATGATACTGACCAAGTTGACTAGCGGCAACTATTGGAATATTTTCAAGCGCAGCCTCGGGCCCTGCACTGTATACCATGTGACCATATGGATAGGTGCTTGATGGTGAATTCCAAGTTCCCAGATATGATGCGCAAGTACCTCCAAACCAAACTTTTGGAGTATATCTCGTATATCCAGGAGGAGTTACAGTTTGATCTCTGTCTCTATATTGAGTTATATATATTTGACCGAGATTACTATGTACTGGATAAGTAGGATTAATATAATCACTTAAATTTATATATGTTTGATAGCGAAGATTCGCAGAAGTACCTGATACAATATCGTAATAAATTCCAACTCGCGAGTTTGATATACTTACAAATACCTGAACTACAAGATAATAGTTTTCAAGTACACTCGGACTAGAACTTGCAGAATTATCAGCAGCCCTTTTAAATCTACAAACTCTCAATTTAGGACTAGTCCAATTCTGATTATTGCTTATAGCCTCATGCATTTCAGTTGAATAACGTGCAAAGAGATCATCAAATCTATAAACAGGTTCGACCGGAACAAACTGTTCACCATAACCATACAAATCTGAAACATATGTTATGTCAGTAACATATCCAGTTTTCTGAAAATCATCAGAATAGAATGAATACATTTTTTCCTCCTTTCCAAGATGGGGCCGGATTTCTCCGACCCCTCTTTGAGTTTAGTTAACTAACAGTAACTGCAGTAAGATGCACTTTCATGTTAGCACCATCCATGTAAGCCTGCCCACCAATGATGATAGGAGAGCCTCCGGTAACCTCCGCGCTGTAGTACGTAATAGTATGGAACTCAATTCCATTCTCGCACAAATTGCACAGAATAGCACCGTCAAACTCTACATCCGTTCCGGACAAGTCAACAGTTGCCTGGATTCTGGCAACGCCAGCTGCATCAGCGAGAGAAACCAGTTTATCAAGATCGCTCTTGGTTCCAACTATAACACTCTGCCCGGCGACCAGCTTTGTTCCAACTGCAATCTTTGCTACATTATAGCCATTACTTCCGATAGTAATCATTTTAACCTCCTTTTCTAGGGGAGATCTTAAGACTCCCACATTAGTTAACTAATTATGCCAGCAGGAAAATAACTCCATTCTCATTGAAGTCATTGAAATAACCAGCATCGAACTTGTACCAGTTATTAGTGAACTCACCCCTAGGATTCCAGTTTGTGGTAACTCTACGGTCAAGGTTGCTGACGCCAAGAGCATCACGATCCCACAT